AGCGGTGTTGCCATTGAGGCTATGCGCTATCCATTTGACCAGCTTGAGACAGGCACAGAGGCTGCATTGAACATAGGTGGTAGCGCAGTCTTTGGCGGCATCCTTGGCGCAGGTGTCCCCGCTGCTGTTCAGCTTGGTATTAAATCTGTTCCAGCGTTACGCAATAGAGTTCCAGCGCTTATGGAAAAGGCAGACGCAGACTTGAAGGTGCATGATATGCGCGGTTCTAGTGCCTATGACGCGCAAGTTAAAGATGCTGGTGATGGTGATGCACCAAACCTGCGTATTGTTGAAGAGTCTCGTGTTGATCCAGATGGAGAGCCGATTTCAGAAATTGCGGTTTATATTAATATCGAAAAAATTGGAAACGAATACGAGTCTGGTTCATTTGCCGACCCGCTTGTTTCTGGCGGTCGAGGGCTTCCTCGCACAGCTTTTGAAAGCCAAGAGCAATATGTAGACTTTTTGTATAACAAACAAAACATTTTAGATGCTGAGACAAGAGAGCTTGATTCAGATGAAGTTGCTGAGTTGCTATCTGATAGTGACTTTATGGATAAGGTAAACACCTTTGCCATGGCAGATACTGCTCAGGGTTTTGGCTTAAAAGAAACAGCCTTTACTAAATGGCATATGTTTGGCAGTCCTGCGTTTAATGTTTTAAAAGACGAAAAGATGCCAGAAGGTATTAAGCGTTTAGTTGCTGGCATGACTGGTAATAATCAGATTGCTTATAAACGCAATACTGCTGGCTTTGGCACAAACGCAGTTGACCAGCGCATTTCGTTTCACACTGCTTTTTTCCGTGATTTTGCATTTAGAGTTGATAATCACTGGGCGCAAGCTACAAAAGACAGAGACACGGTTAAATCAAAAACAATTAACGCTTCTTTTGATGACGCTATTTTTGTTCCTAACAACCGAAATGAGTGGTTTGCCTCTGAGCTATCCACATACATTCAGGTTCGTGATGGTGTATATACTGGTGCAGAGCTAACTAAAACACAAAAGGCATTGCATAAAGATATTAAGAAATTCTTTGATGATTACCTGCAGCTTTCGCAAGACGAAGGTATGTTCCTTGGTATTATTCACTATGACAATGCTCTTGCAAAACTTAAGCAAGAAAAAGATGATATTGAAATTCAAGGTGAAAGTAGTGGCCTAACTAATGCTCTTGAAAAACGACTAAGTATTCTTGAGAATGAAATTGCTTACTTGAAGGAAGCTCGCCGTTCTGCTCGCAATTCTGAAAGATATAACATCCCAAGATTTTACAATGTCCTTGAGTTAAAGAAAAAAGGGCAGATGTATAATGACATGGTGGAAATGCTTACTGAAGAGTTTGACAGAACCCCCATGCTTAAAACTACAGATGATGCAGGGCGCGTTGTAGACCGCGACCCTAAAGATATTGATGCGCGTAAAGATGCTATTGCTGTAGTAAACAAAATTATACAAGATGAGAATATGCCTAGCAGCTACACAGGAACTGGTGGCTTAAGGGGTCGGCATCTTAAAGCTCGCGCACTTAATATTCCAGACTCAAAGCTAGAAAAGTTTCTTGTCAAAGACCTAACCGTGTTTGCTTCTTATGCAGAAACTCAAGGCTTTAACATTTCTTGGAAAAGCATTTATGGTGACAAGTCATTAGACGATGTTCTTAAAGATATTGAGCTTATTGGTGAGCGTGAAGGCGCAACACCTGCACAGATTGCGCAAGCAAAACAGGCTTTAACTGGTGATTACTTGCGATCAACTGGCGCTCATCGTGGCTCTCCACATAGATGGGACAACCAAATTGCTAAGGTTATGACAGGCTTTGCTAACTGGACTCGCCTTGCTGGGTCTGGTGTAACTGCATTTGCTGATATGGCTAATACGATTGCTGCTCGGCCATTTACTGGAATGGCCAGAGATATGATAACTGACTTCAGGAAACTTATGGATGTGGTCGATGATGTCGATACCTTTACTGAGGTTCTTTCCTATTATCCAAACCTTGTAAAAGATCAGATGGTTGGTGATGCAAAAAGTGGGATACAACCTTCTTTAGCTGATAAGATTACACACTACCCAGACAAGCTGTGGTTTAATACCCCTATTATTGGTAACGACTTGATGCCAATTACTTCAGCTACACGCACTGTAGCTGCTGTATATAATACTTCAGACATTACTAAACTTGTGTTGAAATCATTTGATGACCCTAAAGGTGTTACTAAGGCTGAGTTGCAGCAGTTAGGTGAGCTTGGCCTTAATCCAAAGGTTAGGCAGAATATCTATAAGCAGTTAAAAGAGCATCACCAGGTTAGCGATAGCGGCAGAGTGTTCCTTGCTAATACACGAGCTTGGGATATGACAAAGGTTGAGGCGCGTGATGCCCTGCAAGCACTGGGCCAGGCCATTGATATTGCCACTGATGCGCACGTTTTGATGGCTAAAAACTTTGACAAGCCTCGCATTGTAGATGGCTTTGCTTATGTTCCATTCCACCCTGCTATGAAGGTCTTTGGTATGAGTCCTGACCCTCGTGCTTCATACCAGGGCAAACAGTATGCTAAAGTTTCTTCTGGTTTCTTAAAGTTTCCATTCCAATTCTTAAACTACTCAATGGCTGCTACAAACTCTGTGGTTGGCAGAAGTTTTGATCCAAACAAAGAGCGCAGACTTATGCACGTTGCTGCTTCTGTTGCTGCTGGTCTTGGCTTGCTTCTGTATCAAAAAGAAGATTGGTGGTTTGAAGATAAGAGTTATGATGAAATTATGATGCGAGCTGTTGATCGCTCTGGTGTCATGGGTATTTATGGCGATATTATTTATGAAAGCGTTCACACAGCCATAGGCTTTGGCGCTGACCCAGATAGCTTGCCTATCCGTGGTAAGTATAGACCTACAAGTGATAAGAAGTATGACTTCCTTTTGGGTGCTGCGCCTACGCAGTTCCGCGACTTAGCTATCGCAGCCAAGGATTACATTGATAACAATAACTCTAAGCACGCAAGAGCATTAAGCCGACAACTGCCCTGGTTACAGATTGGCGGTATTGAATTAGACTTCAAAGATTTACATGATTTAGTTTGGAAAAAGTGATAGGATACGACCATGACCATTGTGATTGCAGATAACAGCCCGCGTATTTCGTATGTGGCAACAGCAGGCCAAACAGCCTTTACGGTTCCGTTTGAGTTTTTTGATAACACAGACTTGAATGTTTATATCAATGATGTGTTAAAAACTTTAACTACGGATTACACTGTAACTGGCGGCGAAGGCTCTACTGGCGCTATTGCTTTGGTAACTGGTGCCTCAGCTTCTGATGTAATTGTTATTACACGATCAGTAACACTAGAACGCCTTACTGACTTTCCTACTTCTGGCCCGTTCCAGGTTGCTGCTCTTAATACTGAGCTAGACAAAATGGTTGCAATGGTTGCTGACCTGGAAGATTTGGCCTATCGTGGACTGCGTTTATCTGACTCCGACTTAACAACTACACTAACTCTTGCTGGCCCAGACGTTCGTAAGGGCACGGTTCTTGCGTTTAACGCGACAACTGGTGCTGTTGAAGTTGGCCCAACCATTGCTGACACTAATACTGTTGCGGAAATTAAAGCGGATATCAATACTGTCGCTGGTATTTCAGGCAATGTAACAACTGTGGCTGGCATTGCATCCAATGTTACTACTGTTGCTGGCGTATCTGCTAACGTAACTACGGTTGCTGGGCAGACAACCAATATGCAAAACATTACTGACAACTTAACTGCTGTTCAAAATGCCGCTACAAACGCCACAAACGCCGCTACAAGCGCTTCTAACGCTGCTAGTAGTGCAAGTAGTGCCTCAACTTCTGCAACGGCTGCTGCGGCTTCTCAGAGCGCTGCTGCCACTTCTGCTACAAGTGCTGCATCTTCTGCTTCTTCTGCCACTACAAGCGCTGCTACAGCAACTACAAAGGCTTCTGAAGCTAGCTCTAGTGAAACTGCTGCTGCCACATCAGCTACCAATGCTGCTGGCTCGGCGTCTGCTGCTGCTACATCAGCTTCTAATGCTGCAAGTTCAGCTGCCAGTGCTTCTACTAGCGCGTCTAATGCATCGACTAGTGCAACAAATGCTGCAACTAGTGAAACAAATGCTGCGACAAGTGCAAGCGCTGCATCTGCCTCACAAATTGCTGCTGCTGCAAGTGCTGCATCTGCTGCAAACTCATATGATCTTTTTGACGATCGCTATCTTGGAACAAAAACAGCCGATCCAACACTAGACAACGATGGTAATGCTCTTGTTGCTGGTGCTTTATACTTCAACTCTGCACAAAATGAGATGAGAGTATACGATGGTGGCACCTGGATTGCTGCATCATCTGCTGGTGGCGCGTCTTTACTTGAATACAAATACACAGCCACTGCTGGTCAAACTGTATTCTCTGGTTTAGATGATAACTCAAACACTCTTTCTTATGTGTTGGCTAATCTTATTGTTACGCTGAATGGTGTTGTTCTTGAGAATGGCACAGATTACACAGCTACTGATGGCACAAGCATTGTATTAACTGTTGCCGCTGGCTTGAGCGATGAGCTTAATGTAATTGCGTTTAAGTCATTTACT